AAAATCCGCTAAAGTATGTTGAATCTGATGCACTATTAAATGCTGGTGAACTTCCATCTAAACGACCATAAACCTCAACATAATCAGTAGTGCCATTTAAATATAAAATTGTTCCACCGCCACCATGACCACCTCCACCTCCACCATGTCCTTCAATAATACTTTTACCTTGTTTTGAAATACAGAAAATTGAAATTAAACCAACAATCAACAATAACCCGCACATAAACGTTTTGTTAAATTTCATAGCCATTATTTATAAAATATGTTATATAATTTATAAATATTATAATCTACTTTTGGAAAAAGTAGAGCAAAATCTCTTGGACCCACATGTCTTAAACGCGAAATATTTTGCTCCACCTTTTTTACACCTTTTCTCATTTAAAACGCCCATTTTATATGAGAACTTATAAATAATTCTTCTTCATTTTTCGTGTCTTATTTTTCTTGGATACACGTTTTTTTGGTGTTTTATATGTTCTCTTTTTTGTATATTTCTTATTATTTGTTTTATTTTTTCTGTTGCGAAATCCACCATATTCTTTATATAGAACAGCACTTTCAATATCATTTCCTGGTGGAATTTTATATTCCATTACTTTTTCACGTGCAAGATCTTCTAGTGTTGCCATAATTGCAGGGTTTAACCTTTTTTCCATTATATTTTTAATAATATTTTCTGTATCATCTAGCATTTCTAAAGTGTCTTTTGCTAAATTTTCACTATCATCTAACTTTTTTTTTTGTTCGGGATTTAGTTCATTATTCTGCTTCAATTCACGAATTCTTTCTAAATTATCAGGCACGTTAACCCTAAAGTAATTTAAGTCTTTTTGAAGTGCTTCAAACATGGTTTCTCCATCGGTATTGTAATATCTTCTAATTGTTGCATCTGAAATAGTTGCAAAAAATGAATTAATTTTTTCAAGTAATCCATGGTTTAATTCAGCCATTTTACTCCTTTCTGAAATCATCATATCATTAAGTGAAACTGACATTATATGTATAATATAGTTATAAAAAACCTACTATATTGGTTTTACGCTTTTTCGTATTTTTACCTATAATAAAATGGGCGTTTTAAATGAGAAAAGGTGTAAAGGTGGATTATTTTGAAAAAGGATAAAATCCAGGAACGCCTTGGGGGCCTATAGCACCAGAACTTCCAGATGGCCCAGCTGGGCCAGGTGGACCAGGCGGACCTGGTGGAATTGTGCAACAAGTGTAGTCATATCGGTAAGTTCCTCTGTTACTTCTTTGTAAATGAAACCGATTAAGCATTTCATTTTGATTACAACTTACATCATGTCTATCTAGAAATACTGCATTTCCACCTCCCTCATCATTCCATGGAGTTGATAGATATCTACACTGCAATGTTTCTACTACCTTATTAAAAAATTTATAATATATTATAATTAATATAAACAATATTATGATTAATACAATTTTTATAGGTCTACTTTTTATTTGAAACATTCTAAATTGATTCAAATTTTTTAACATTTTATTATTAATATATGGAAACAAAATAAAATTTTCCACATTTAAAAGTTGAGCTTCGCTTAAGAGTGTTGTTTCAATTTTTTTCAAAGGTTGAAACCAAATGGCTATACTTTTCATTTATTAATGCATTCAACGCTTCTGCTTTTAACAATTTATTCTTTTTCAATATTTCAGAAGTTTCATAAATTAAATCTTTGCATGTTATTATTATCATTTGTGCACAGCTATAAGCATTATTAATCAATTCAATAACATCATTATCAATTAACTCCTTATATTTTTCACTATTACTTGGATAAATAACATTACTTCCCATGCCATAATACAGAACCATTTTTTCAGCTAATTTCAATGCTTCTTCAAAATCATTCAATGCTCCAGTTGTAACCGATACATTATAAAACACTTCCTCCGCAATTCTACCTGATAATAAAATCATCAAGTGTTCAAACAAAGCTTCACGCACATAAATATTACTTGTTGAACTCTCAAATACAGTATAACCCGGACTCTTAGGAGACGATAAATTGATAACCACCTTTGACATTTTAGAATGATGTTTAGAAAGCAAACCGACTACAGCGTGTCCCATTTCATGGATTGCAATATGATCAATAATATCAGACGTAAATTCATGTTCATTTGGCTGCCAACCAGCCATCATTTTATTCAAAATAAAGTCAAAATCGGCAAAGGTAAATTGTGTTTGATTGCAACGCAATGCATTCAACATTGCTTCATTCAATAAATTTTCAATTTGAGCCCCGGACAATCCATCAGTAATTTCCACCAAATTTGGAATATCAACTGTAGTTGCGTCATAAGGTTTGCCTTTAATATGAATATTTATAATAGATTCACGTGTTGTTTTATCAGGCAATCCAATGAATATTTTTTTATCAATTCTTCCAGGACGAGTCAATGCATTATCCAACAAATCAAAACGGTTTGTGGCTGCTACCATAAAAACTCCAGTAGTATTTTTAAAACCATCTAATTCAACCAAGAGAGCATTCAATGTATTATCCCTCTCATTTGAGGATGATTCACCGTCAGTGGAACGTTTTCTTCCCAATGCATCAATCTCATCAACAAATATAATGCATGGTATATTTTCGCGCGCTAATCGGAACAATTCCTTGATTCTTGTAGGCCCAACTCCAACGTATTTTTCTTGAAAATCTGAACCTGACACCGGAACAAAACTACATTTAGCTTCACCCGCAAGAGCCTTTGCAATAAGAGTTTTACCCGTTCCAGGAGGTCCTTCCAAAATCAATCCTTTAGGAATACGCACATTGTATTGCTTATATTTCTGATAATTTTTCAATATGTCAACACATTGTCTCAACTCGTCTTTTACATTTTCGTAGCCACCAACATCACCAAAATTCATATTTGTTTTTTTTAAAACTTCAAAATTCTTGGTTTTAGTATAACTACCGCTACTCATACTCGGCTGTCTGCCATAAGGTCCATTAGGTCTATCACCGTCATCGTCATTATCTTGACTATTTTCACGATTTTCGGGATTATTCGCAAGCTCATTCATTTCAGAAATATGTTCATCTATTGGATTAAATTGAATGCCTAACCCACTCAAAAAATTATGTCCGACATTTTTGTTAATTATAATTCTTACGCGAGGCGGTTCAATTGTTTTGTTGAACTCATGGTCTATATCTTTATACAAATTTTCAAAGTCTTCCCCCAATATTCCCAAATTTTGCAATGACACATTTTTAGAATTTAATTTTTTTAATAAAGTTTCATAATATTTTGAATTATGAAGTTCTCTCTCTTGGGCTTCAATGGTTTCTCTATCTTCTCTATTAGTTGTATTATTAGAAAACCCACTGTTTGTTTGTATTCTTTTTAACAAGTCTTCAGTATAACGCTGAGAAAAATGATAATTTTTTCTATTAGGATTCATCTTTAGAATAGTTCTTTGTTGTTTGTTTTTGTTATGAAAAAGTGTGAAAAAGCTATCTGAAAATAACATTTTTGTTGAACATAACAAAAAGCAGAATAAATAACAATTTGTTATCATTATATAATTAATTATATTGTTAATTTTTTAAATAATAAAACTATTAATTATTTAAAAATTTTATTCACAACTATAATAATAATATGAATAAACCACCTTGTCCAAAAATTGGGATAAAAATTCGTGAAAGCAATAACGAATACAAAGCATCCCCATTTAGTGTAAATTCTAATTCTACAATCAACCAAAAAACGCCCGAACTATGTAACGCAAACAATTTTGATTTGAATCTTGACAACTATTCAATGAGAGACATATTTCATTTATTCAATATACAAAGCGATTTGTTAGATGAAAGTGTTATGAAAGAAGCCAAAAAATTTGTATTAAAAACACATCCAGACAAATCCAAATTAGATCCAAAATATTTTTTATTTTACTCTTCTGCATACAAAAAATTATACCATGTTTTTGAGTTTCAAAATAAATCAACCAAAAAAAAGATGGATCAAGAAGATTTTTCCAATGATAGTAACAATAAAATTCTAGATAATGTTTTTACAAAAAATGAGGCATTAAAAGATCCAAAAAATTTCAATGAGTGGTTTAATCAAAAATTTGATCAATATAAAACTGAAGACGATGGAGATGTCAATAAAGGATATGGCAACTGGCTGAAATCTAATGAAGGGGTAATAGACGCTTCTAATGTAGCAAAAGCGGATATGGCGAATGAATTTGAAAGATATAAAAAACAGATACAATCTGTTACCGTATATAATGGTGTAAATGACGCATTTTCATCTACTTTTGGGACAAGTATTATATCTCAACAAAATAATTTTACATCGGGTGGACTATTTGACGATGGTTTAGGATTTACTGATTTGCGACAAGCTTATGAAGAATCTGTTATACCAGTCACTGAAGAAGATTATCAAAATATTCCAAAATACAGAAATATAAACGAATATAAAAATGCACGAGACAAAGATAACCTAAACACTGGACCAACAACAAAAGAGGAAGCCATGAAAAAATTATATCAACAACAAAAAAGGGAAGAAGAAGAAAGCGTAGCTTTAGCTTTTCAATTGGCAAAACAAAATGAAAAGGCTCAAGCAAAAAACAACTCTTTTTGGGGAGAATTAAAACAAATTACTGGGTGGTAGTATATTATTTATTCTTGTTCCTTTATTGTATATAATAAAGGAAAAAATATTGCTCCCCATGAGCGTTCAATGTAATGTCCAGCTTCAGGATTATAATGATCATTTACAGTAAGTATTAATTCTTGAAACCTACTTATAGGATGCCTTGGATTATTTTGTTTAATTTTTTGCACTGCTTTAAACATGAATGGCGGTAGTAATTTTGAATGCCATGTTTGAAATATATTTTGAGGAATTATACAATTGTATTCTGATTTGTTTATAAAATAATTATTAGGTAACATTAAAGGATTTCTTTTCTGTATTTTTTTTTTACGATTCAAATTATAATTTAATAATAATTTATTCATAATACTAATACTAAATAAAAAAAAATATAAATTATATATATTCAATGATTGTAAATAAAAAAGAACAAAATTTAAAAAGGCTAAAACAAATGGAAGATAAAAAACAACAAATAATATCCGAGATTAGATCAAAAATAGAAACTAATAATAAAATTTTAATTCATAATAGATTGAATAGACCTTTTATTTTAAAACAAAATTATAACAGTATAATACCTTTACATTTATATACTTGTTGGCACACTAAAGACTTGCCTCCTTTGATGAAAGAAAATTATCATTATTTAGTAGATTCTAATCCAAAAATAACTTTTCATTTATATGATGAAAATGATTGTAGAGAGTTCATAAAAAATAATTTTGAAGCGGATGTTTTGGATGCATATGATTCACTTATTCCTTGTTCATTTAAATCAGATTTATGGCGTTATTGTGTTCTTTATATAAATGGCGGAATTTATATGGATATTAAATATCGTTGTATAAATGGTTTTAAATTTATTGATCTTACTGAAAAAGAATATTTTGTTAGGGATTATAATGTGAATGACACATATACAGCGTTGATAGTTTCTTTACCTGGTAATGAAATTTTACAAAAATGTATAAGGCAAATTGTAGACAATGTTCAAAATAAATATTATGGTAATGGACCTTTAGATCCTACTGGACCTGGATTGCTCGGCAAATATTTTACGCAGGAAGAGAGAGATACTATGGAATTGTATCATAGTTTTGTAGAGTCTAACAATAACTATTGTATTATAAAAGGTGACATAATAATATTAAGTTTTTATGATGATTATAGAGAAGAACAATCAAGATTCCAAAAAATGAAACATTATTCTGAATTATGGAATGAAATAAATATATACATGATTGAAAATATAAAAATATAAATGTTTATATATTATTTGTAATTATTTCATAGAATGAAAATAGCCCTATGTTTTTTAACGTATGATAATTTATCCCAACCTAAATTATGGTCAAAAATTTTTTACAATATTAATAATAAAGATAAGCTTAACGTGTATATACATAATAAAATTCCTTTTGTAGATAAAAAATACAATTTACATAAATATTGCATTAAAAATAAAATAAAAACTGAACATGGAACCAATTCATTAGTTGAAGCAACATTGTTATTATTAAAATCAGCATTTTTACATGACGTTGAAAACGAATATTTTATATTATTATCTGATAAATGCATTCCATTGTATAATTTTAATTTTATATACAATAAAATTGGACAAATAAATTCTAATATAATATCCTGTGTTTATGGAAATATAGAAAGATATGATGATATAAATGATAAAACTTTTTTTGATAAAGATCATTTTTTTAAGCAGAGTCAGTGGTGTTTACTCAAAAGAGAAACCGTGAAGTTTTTCATAGAAAATAATTATTTGCATCTTTTCAATGACATGTTTTATGCATTGGATGAACATTATTTTGTAAATATATGCAATAAATTTGATATAAAATATGAAAATTTTTGTATAACTTATGTAAATTGGTGTGATAAAAATGAAGATCCCAATGAAAGGGATCAACCAAAAACTTACATTAAATTGACAAATCAAATAGCACATAAAATTATACAAGAAAACCCATGTTTTTTTATGCGCAAAATTAGTAAATCATGTATTTTACCAACTTATTTTCATAATATTAGTTAAACAAAATTAATATAATTATATTATATTATATTAATACAAATATCAAAATAAAATAATGTCAGAAAAATTTGAAAATGGTCTTTTTATATTTCGGAGGGATTTTCGCATTGTAGACAACAATGGATTGAATTTATTAAGCGAACACTGTAAAAATATATATACCATTTTTATATTTACGCCAGAACAAGTTACAGGCGCTAATCAATTTAAATCAAATAATGCTGTTCAATTTATGATTGAATCATTAGAAGATTTAGAATCGCAAATTAGTAATAAAGGCGGTAAATTATACACATTTTATGGTCACAATGAAAAAATTGTTTCTCAATGCATAAAAGATTTTAACATCAATGTTGTTTGTTTCAATTTAGATTATTCTCCTTACGCAGTAAAACGAGATAAAGATATTATCCAATTATGCGAAAAAATGAAAACATATGTCTTGTATGATCACGATTATTATTTACATGAGCCAGGGAGTATATTAAATGGTTCTGATACACCTTATCAAAAATTCACACCGTATTACAATGCTGCATTGAAAAAAAAAATACAGCCTCCGCAACACGCAAACACAAGCAAACTTCATTTGTCTTACGTGAAAAAACCAATTTCAAACAAAATTTCTCTCAATGAAGCGATGACAAGATTTACAAAACAAAATCCGAATATTTTAGTTCACGGTGGTCGTCAAAACGCTCTTAAACAACTTACTATCGCAAATAAAACACAAATTCATTATCCAAAAACTCGTGATCAAGTTGCAAAAAGCACAAGTGAATTAAGTGCATACATTAAATTTGGTTGCGTTTCTATTCGCGAAGTTTATCACGCTCTCAAATCAAAACGAGAATTAATAAGACAGCTTATTTGGCGTGATTTTTACGCTAATATTTTGTATTCGTTCCCATATGTTTTAGGACACACAATGAAAAAGAATTACAATAAGATTCATTGGCATCACAATTCAAACTGGTTTGAAGCTTGGAGAGAAGGAATGACAGGTTTTCCTATTGTAGACGCTGGAATGAGACAACTCAACCAAACCGGATATATGCACAATAGAGCTCGTTTGATTACAGCAAGTTTTTTAGTGAAAACACTTTTGATTTCATGGGAACACGGAGAAAAATATTTTGCTAAAAATTTGACAGACTATGATCCTGCGTCTAATAATGGGAATTGGCAATGGATTGCGTCTACTGGCGCAGATAGTCAACCATATTTTCGCATTTTCAATCCATGGGAACAAGCAAAAAGTGTTGACCCAAAAGCTGAATATATTAAGAAATGGATACCCGAGTTGAAGGATGTGTCCGTTGAAGATATTATGAATTGGGGTGACAATGAAGTTTCAAGCCAGGAAAAATATAAAGGCATCAAATATCCCAAACCAATAGTAGATTATTCAAAACAAAAAACATTGGCTCTTAAAATGTATAGTTCTGTGTTTCACTAAAATATACTAGTTTAATTATAAATTTAAAAAATAAATTTATAATTATATTATTATCAAAATTATGAATACAAACAAAAATAATAATGAAAATAATTTTCAAATGAATAAAATAAATTCTGGAGAATATAATATACAATTTTATTTAGAAAATAACAACATACAATTAGATAATATTATTGACTTTCATTTAATCAAACTTTTGTATGAATTAAACCAAGACATTTATGAAAAAATAGATTTAAAAATACTTGACAATACTCAAGCCACATTGTTAGCAATAAACAAACATTTGTTTCAAGATTTAGGAATCAGTCAAAAATATACGCATCTTAAAATTAATAAAAATATTATAAAACATGACAACAAAATAATTTTTGATTTACAAACAGTAAAAACAAAACAAGATGAAGAACCATTGTCGCATTTAATCCCTAAAAAGGCGGAACGGCTACCCGTTGAACATTTTATTATTGTATGCAATGTAATAAATAAACATAAAATAGAGATTGCTATTGATTTTAAAATAGATACAGACACCATTGAATTGCCCGTTTTTGTGGAAAGCGCGCTTTGTAAAATATTTATTAAAATGTTTAAACGCGTAAAACAATTTATAGAGAATATACAATAATACAATAATTATAACTAGCGTGATAACATATTATACAATGCAAACAATTAGATTTACATTCAATGATATAGTAAAATTATTCAAGAATGTATTATTTTTAATACAAACATCATGGATTTGTTTTACTGAAATTCCATTGTATTTTTACACCAAAAACTATGATTTATTTATAAAAAGATTTACAAAAAGATTAGCATCAATCAATATTTTGTATGTAAAAGTGTTTCAATCGCTCGCATTGAACAATAGTATTATCAATGACAAACTTAATAATGAGTTACTTAAATTTGCAGATAATGCACCTTTTACAAAAGATGACATTGATTATAATACACTTTTACGACTTTCTAAGGACTACGATGTTGCTTTTGAAAATGGTTTTGATAAACCAATAAATTCTGGAATGATATCACTTGTTTATCTAGCTACATGTAACTACACTACAAATTCTATCATAATCAAAATAAAGCGAAAAAATATAGATAAAAAATTAGAAGAAGGAATAGATAATCTATTATTTTTTGTAAATTTATTAAGATTCATACCATTTTTCAATAATTTTAAAATTGCCGAAACAATTCATAAGAATATTGGTGTTATTAAACAACAAACAAATTTTAGTAAAGAAATAGAAAATATAAAACGTATGCAAAAGAATTGTAGTAATCTGGATTATATAAAGATACCACGCGTTTATGATAATATTAATAATGATTTTACAAATGTAATTGCTATGAGTTATATTGAAGGTAAAAGATTTAATGAAGTGGACAAAGGAGACTATGTAGAATTTGCAAAACAAGTTATTAAATTTGGCATTGTTAGTTCGCTAATTCATGGATTTTCACATGGAGATTTTCATGTTGGCAACATTTTATTCATCAAAGAAGATAGTGAAACTGAAACTGAAACTGAAACTGAAACCAAAAAAACACTACCAACACCGAAATACAAATTAGGAATCATAGACTTTGGTATCATGACAGAAATTAAGGAGCCTTTCAAATCAAACCTGTTAAACTGTTTAACATCACTTTTTCAAGAATCATCCATTCTGTTTTTAAATAAATTTTTTAATTCAGGAATTTTTGAACCATGTATTATTAAAGATGTATTACCAGACAACGTTTATGATAATTTAATTAATGCAAACATCCATTTAACAGAAGAATTTTTATATTCAAATAATTTAAAACAAATTCATTTATTTGAATTTTTCAAAATTTTTTTTGCTTTTATAAGCAACAATAATGCCATCAGCGGAAATAACAGTTATAATTTATCAAAATATGGAATAGTGCTAAGTGAAAATTTTATCCAACTACAATTGTCTTTGGCAATGTCAAATGGTGTAACTTTTGCGTTGTGTCAAGATAAAACATTGCAAATTACTAATGACGTAGTAAATGAGTTGTTTCATATAAATTTATTCAAAGATGAAGATGAATTGAATTGAATTGAATTGAAATATTTTTCAAAAACAAGGTTCTAATTCACTATTGTATTGCAAAACCTTACCTTGTAACACATGAATATAATATTCATATTCTTTATTATACATAATAATTTGCCATTTTGGAATAACATTTTTGCTTTTAGCCAATTTATCAATATCAGTTAAATAATGCTGTCTATATTTTTCAGTCAACTTAATTTTATCAATGATTGTTTTTATATCTCTATCTTCAATGAATAAAGAACAAAAAACCGGGTTTTTACCATTAATTGATCTTCCAATACGACAATCTCCGTCATTTATAATAACTTTATCATACTCAAACCCATATGTAATAACAATAGTATTTTCGCTCATATTTATAATGATTTATATTATATATTATTTTATATTGAATATAAAATTGATATTAAATACTTTTATACAATAATATAAATTAATAAGTATTATTTATATTATAAATAAAATGAACCAAGACTCTAGCAATACTAGTAAACAAACATTTATATTTGTGGACGGCAGCTATTATTGCTTTCACAGATATTATTCACTTTTGAATTGGTGGAAAAATGCGTTTCCAGAAGAACCATTGGAAAATCCTATTGAAAACCCAATATTTGTAGAAAAATTCAAAAAAACCTTTGTAGAAACCTTGCAACAAATACCCAAAAAATTGAATTTATGTAAACCAAAACCAAAACCAAAACCAAAATCTAAACCTAGAGGAAAAGACAAACAACATGCCACCACCGCAACCAATGATACCGACGAACCCATAATAAAAATGATCGTAGGAAAGGATTGTAAGAGAGAACATATATGGCGCAATGATTTTTACGATAAATACAAAGCAACTCGTCCAAATGGTGGCGCTGAAGATGGATTCATGGGTGGACCATTTTTCAAAATGGCCTATGAAGAAAATCTCTTTCAACAAGCAAACGCCCAACAGATTTTATATCACCCGCGACTAGAGGCAGATGATTGCATCGCCATTTATGTAAAACATTTGGTTGAAAAATATCCTGCGAATGAGTGTAGTATTTACATAATTACAAGTGATAACGATTATTTACAACTAATAAGAGAAAACGTACATATATACAATCTTGCTTTTAAAAATTTGAAAGACTCTAAAATATTTACAGGTAATCCGGAAAAAGATTTAAAAATTAAAACAATTATGGGCGACACAAGTGATAACATACCATCGGTTTTCCCGAAATGTGGTATTAAAACCGCCATTAAATGCGTGGAAGACCATGAATTCTTTGAGAAAAAAATGAATGATAATGTTGCATATTATGAACAGTATTTATTAAATGATACATTGGTTTCTTTTGATAAAATACCGGAAGAATTGGTAAATGAATTTAGTAAAAATAATAAATTTATATAATATAAGATTTATATATTGTTTGGTTATGTCAGATAGTATAGTTAATTCTCCTACAGAAAAACAATTTATTACAAGCGATATAAAACTTTTAATTGGTAAAGATGGTAAATACGTGTTTGATAAAGAAACAGGTTCGTATGTTGCTAACCCAGCATTAATGACACAACTTGCAAATATGGCAAGAGGTGACGCACATCATGATTTAGACGAGGTTTTTAAAAGAGCAAGTTATGAAAGAGATAGTAAAATAAAAGACGCTTTTGATAGAGGCATACCAGCTCAACCAACCACTTACTACGATGAACCTAATTGTCTAGCATCTGTAATAGTTGAAGTTGTTGGTATGGAAGGTAATGATAAAATAAATAATTTAAGAAATGTAACAAATGTAACAAATGGTGGAAATGAACATCCTACTCTCGTTAAAGTAGGATTAAATAGTAATACATATTTTAATTATGATGTAGTTCAATTTATTATTGAATGCAGCACTAACACGAAAGTTAAACCAGAATTAGAACCATTAGAACCATATATTGGTGAAAATTTTGGAAATGACTTTTTTGAACGTGTATCATTAGGAGGTATAACAAACGGTAGTCTAGGAACAAATGCATCTATAATTGTTGATTTCAGTCAACATCATTTTATAGAAAAATTAGGACAAGGAAGACGAAGTAATAATACTATTTACTATTTAATGACTCCAGAAGTTGTTAATGATCCTGCAGGTAAAACAAATATACACAGCACAACTGTATTTAAAAACAAAAATGGTGTAAAATTAGTTTCATCTTTGCAAAATACGCCAAATCCAATGTCTTATACAAAATATAATCCATATGAAAGTAACCCACTTAATAATTTTTTTTCTAATTATGATTTTTCATTGTTACCCATAAAACAAATCTTTACTAGCGCAAAAAATGAAAAACTTATATCAACGTTGAATATAAACTATGATAGAAACGATGATAATCTTATTCCATTTACTGACACTATTGAAGATAGTAAAAGTGAAAATAGTATAACAACTGTTGTTGGTTATCTTAGAACAATTATAAGTAGACTTAGTAAAACTTTTAAAGATACCTCTAAAGAACGAAATGAAAAAGCAAATTTACAGTTCAATTTTAATAGTAAAGTTCAACAAAAAAGAGGTGGAGATTGGTTTCAAGTATTAGCATGTCTAGATTCAAAAAATCGCACTTATACACAAATTTTACCTGATAATAACAGAAAACAAATTGATAACGATGCATTAGGACCCGTATATTTTGTTACACATGACCAAATAGCCGTAAGTTATGCTTTATTAAATGGTGCAAATGTAATTTATATAGATTATTTTGGTAGAATTTATGTTTTTAAAAATAGAGGTGATCCAATTTTTAAAGAAGGTGCAAAACCAATAGAAGAATTATTATTGAAAGGAATGAGGACCTGGTGGTTAGGTGAAAAAAACAAAAAAGGAGTTTATCAAAATGAGTACTTAAAAAATAACTGTATAAAATTCTATGAAATTTATGATGATTATAGAACGAAGTTAATTGAAAAACATAAAGAAACATTATATAGTTTTATCACAATTTTAAGTAATAATCATGATAATTTTGACTTTAAGGAAAAAAAAATATACGATGATCTTATAACTAATTTTCAAAATATATTCAAACAAGCTGTTGTATTAGCATTTGTTTATGATAATTTTGCAAAAATTACTATCGCCAATAATTTTAATACCGAATATGATAGATTATTAAAAGCTGATAATATATTATCTAGTCAAAATAAAGAAGCTATAATAAAACTAAGTAGTGATTTAAATACACTCAAAGGATTATTTGATAAATTTGACGGTTTAGAAATATTAACCTCGGAAATAGATTTGAGATCAGGTACACAACTAACTCCTTTATATGAAAGTAAGTTAGATAATTGGGTTAGTAAAAATTCACAAAAAATAGATGTTTATAAAGCTGCAAATAATTTAGATTTCAAATTAATTGAAAAATCTAGTACTACTACTATAACTAGGTTAATAAACCTAGCATATACATCAAATAATAATAATAAAACTACAGATAAACATATTTTTTTACCATATATTCAGACTTTACCAAATGATGTATTGGATAAAATAGTAGATGTTTTAATACCAATAACAAACAACTTAGTTGTATACAATAATAAGTTGCCTGTTACAGTGACGAAATCAACGCGTCGTGGGGCTATAATATCCCTACAAGAATTAGTTTCAAATAATTTATTAAACTTAATATATGAGGCAACATTATTGTTGAAAAAAAACCCTGATAATAGTAATAGTTCTCCACCTGCGGCTGAAACAACTGCGAATATTACCAAATTAAAAAATGAAATAAATAAAAACGGATTTTTAGAATCTACTGACAATATAGTTGTAACCGAAGATTTTAATGAAATTAAAATTTTAAAAGAAGGTAAAGAATCTAATAGTACAATGTTTGCAAATAACCCTGATGGTGTTGTTGATGATAATGAGTATCACAATGATGATACTACTGGGGGTGGTTGGAAAGTTCAAAAAGAAAATTCAGGAGGTCTAAATGTTATATGTGACGTAAGTGTTAAACAAATAACTTGGCAACTACTTGATTGTAATTTATTAGAAGATGCTAACTTAACAAACTTAAATAATGTAGTAGAAAAATACTCTCCTCTTATAAAAAAATCAAAAACAAATGATGTAGATGTAAATAATTATTTAAAAGAAGATTCTGAAACAATGATAAAAATTAAGGAAACTTTAATAGGAAAAGAAGAACACCGGATTGAAGAAGAACATCGGATTGAAGAAGAACATCGGATTGAAGAAGAACATCGGATTGAAGAAGAAGTAAAGAGAAAATCTGAACAGATTCAAAATATAATTAAAATTTTGCTATTACTTGCTGGTATTTTATTTAGTGGTTTAGTAGTTAGTAATTCATTTAATAAAAATGGAGGAGGTAACCCCGATGAACCCGATGATAATCTATTACAAAATTTCAATATGGGGTATCACCCATTAATGCCAATTTATATGTTATTGTCACCATTTTATTATACATTAGGACCAAAGGCTCAAGGAGACCCATTTTTTTATACTTATTTTACGTATTTTAATGTTCTTGAAAAAATGGTAGATGTTCTTGAAAATAATTATTTAAATGAATCTTCTAATAATATTAAAATTCTATCATCTTACGTTATTGGGTTTGCCCTAAGATCATTCTTATTTACATCAAATACAAGTAGTTTACAAAGTAAAAAAATATTAGAAGTAGTTGATATACCACAAGAAGATTTTTCTACATTTTCTTTAAAAAATGACTCCTTTTCCAATTTGATAATGGGAACTTTTCATTCAAGCCCGGATGAAGATATTGCTGCTTTTATTTTATTAGATTCTGATTTGTTTAATAATTTTATAAATAAGGAAGTAAATATTAAAAATATATTACAACAAGGAACACAAATTGATAATTTACCAACATATAACGTATTAAAAGATAAAATCTATAATCTTTTATCAAGGATTGTTTCAAAAATAAATATTGATAGAGGAACTCCTGAAAACAATATTAAAATTAACAATATGGATTATTTGCAAACACCAGAATCACAATCAACCAAAGTTGATTTAACCGACAATGAAATTGCAAAAGGTATTCCTGGTTTATCTACGCAAGAACGTTTGCAAAGAATTGAAGAACAACAAAAACAGTCTTTATTAAATCCAAAACCTATGTTAGAGTCAGATAAATTAAGACCTTTTGACCCGTCAAGACAAAAATCAGCATTGGATGTTTCTACGTTTTCTAATGGTGATACATCAAATATGGTTACATCTAAAATGTCTACTAATATTGGTAGAGGTGGTAAAACAAAAAAATATAGAAAGAAACGAAACAAACATTTGAAATCAAATAAAAATAAAAACAATAAGCGCAATAAAGATAATAAAAGGAGAACAAGAAGAAAAAATCGCAAAAATAAATATAACAAAAAGACAAAACGTTTCAATAAATAAAATCCAAATCATCTCTAACAAAATAAGCTTCACCGTCACGTGTCCAATTTACTACCATCGTGATAATTTCTACGCCATTCTCTATCGCAATTTTCACCGCTTCTTTATATTGTTGATCTATTACAGAAATGGTAAATCTATCTACGTCAGTTCGTTGTATTACATAACACATAATACAACGAGTTTTGGATTCTTTTTTAATTAAAGTGAGTTCGCGAACATGTTTCAATGCTCTTGGGCTCACAGTATCAGTTGTCTTTTTACGATAACCATCTGGAAAGTATGCAACTTTGGACCCAAAATCCCGCCCACTATAGTTCCTTTTTTTACGCTCAACGGCAGTTACATCTTCATAATCAGCAAGAGGAACATTTTTGATCTCCATAATAAACGGCAATCCATTCTCATCAATACCGCTAAAATCAAATCGTGAGTCTACTTTGTCCTCCACATATATTACAGTTTCTCTCTTGTATGATTTTACATTTTGTAATTTTGATAAGCAATTTTGAGTCAAAGCCTGTTCAGCCAAATCTTCTGCCAACTTTGGATGAATACCTATAATAGTTTCCTGATTTCGTTCTTTATCTATGAAACAAGATAAATAAACACGGTATTCACATTTTGGTTTTTCTAGTGTTACTTCATTTTTATATTTTGGTTTTTTATTTTGAATTTTTGTCATTAATATTTTTGCTCCTGCATCAGCTAACCCGCAACACCCAAGTGAAGCAGTATGACCTAATATTTCTTCATTTTGTTTATTATCCAAATCAAGTGTTAATGGTATAATATCCGCAACATAAGGCGATTTTACAATTTTAGAAGGCCGTTTTACAATATTGCCTTCTATTAATTCATCAAGTTTCATTAAGATTTTTGACATTTGTTTCATTTTATGAAAATAAGTTTTCATAAAATAATTAATTCAATTTTATTATAAAATATTGTAATAACTAAATTATTTGTAAACCCAAATTTTGTGCTACATAATTTGCAATATAAGTATCATCATTACCCCAATTTGTATAATCTTCCCCGCTAATATTTATTAATTGTGTTGAAATATAATTATTATTTTCATCAAATAATCTAACATTCAAGGTTGCACTTTGAAATAGAACAATATTATTAACATTAACTGAAAAACTAGTAACAGTTTTTACAGTTGTTTGAGGTTGAGGCGCAACATTAATAGTGGTGTTACTATTCATTTTATATAATAACTATATTATTTTTATTTTTAACTAAAATATATTTAATTTTAAATATATTATTATTATAACTATGAATAATAATAATTACATGAATACTATTCCTAATGAATTAAAAATAATAATCAATACAAGTATTCCTGGGTTTCAAAGTGTTAAATATAAACCTTATATGACACTACCTGATGATAAAAATGATGGTTCAGTGCAGTTCAATCCATTAGTTAAATTGAATCCATCTATCATTAAATCATTACCTGAAAATGTTCAAAAGCGTGAATTTTTTAATAAAGGATTGTTTCAATCTTTAATAAATGCACATGGGCTGATTAGAGACAAAACTTTAGTAGAAGCAACTAAAAATGGATATGTAGATAATAATATTAGAGTAACGTTAGATACATTATTTCCAAGTAATAGTGTTTTATATATAAATAAACAACCTTATGCTATTTCTGATATACAATGGACAAAAGGCGATTGGAAAATTGATAAAAAAAAACAACAACTACCCGAATTAGAAAGTAGTAGAATTACGGATCCTTATCTATTCAAAACAGTTGTTAAAGATGAAATAATTAGTGGTGAAAATGAATTGCGGCAATTACCTAATGAAATTATTTATGGATCTAATTATACAGGTCCACAAAATGTAGCAAGTGGTCTTCAACCAAAAAACCCTTCAAATAATACAACAGGCAGTGTAAATATTCAACCTAGTGAGCCTATAATTAAACCATTTAAACCATCTATAGCTACAAATAAATCTCCATTGAAACCAGTAAAACCCGCATTATCCCAGAGAGTTTCCGTTGCATATGAAGCAAAAGAGAAAGAAATTCAAAATAAATTTTTACAATTAGTAGAACAACAAAAACAACTTTTGCAACAACAACAATTTGTATCAAAACAGTTAGTAAATCAAGAAAACAAATTATCAAAAGAAAAAAGAGATTTATTTTTAGAACAGCAACAACAAATTTTAAAAGAGCGCGAAAAAATAAAATTACAGCAAGATTTATTATCACAAGAACTCAATATGCTTCGTTTAAAATTTGAATCTCAGAGGTTTAATATGTTCCGTAATAAAGAAATTATGAATGGTAATCCATTTGATAATCCTCCTTTACCTCCACCTAAGCCAAATCGTAAACCAATTAAAAGACCTCTTTTACCTCCACCTGGTCCAGAAATAATAGACGATGACGAAATAATAGAAAAACCGTTAAAAAAAATTGTTTTAGAAACTTCAGTAACTTCAACAGAAAAATTGAAAAATTATTTTTCTAGTGCTGACTATTATTTTATGTTAAATATTATTTTTCAAAATATGGAAGCAGATGAAAAAAAACAAGTAAATGAAATTTTTAAACAAACAACCAATGTTGATGCTAAAGCAACAAAAGGATTAAGTAAATCTGCTTATGATATTACAGTCAAAAATATGAGAGTGATTAAAAATGCAGGAGGTGGTAATTGCTATTTTATAGCAATTGCTGATGCAATTAATTATCATAATGCAAATACAAATGTAGTTGCAGATAAAATAGTATACAACGAGTATGGTAAAAATATACCCTTTACACAACTTGCATTGAGAGAAATAGTTTATTTTTTTATTTTACGTAAAAACCAAACTCCTTTTGATGATTTAATTAGTGTATTAGAGTTCAATTTAGAAAATATGAATGCCATGTTTGAAGAAGAATACAAACAATTTACAAAAGATGTAGGAAATGTTAATCCTAAAATTTTTCTTGATTTAATCAACAATATTTATTTCAGTGAAGAAAACGATAATTTTTTAGTAAAGAAACCTACTCAAATGACAAATGAAACTTTAAAAACACCGTTTAGGATGATTACAAAAGATGAATTAAAAGGTTACATTACTAGTTCTGATTACTGGGGAAATCCAATGGCAATTAATGCATTATGTGAAATGTTAGGATTAAATGTAGTTGTAATAGAAAATAAAAATAACATGATGCGCGTTCCTTTTATTTATGATGGTAATAACAAGTGGAATAAATATTTATTTATTTTAAATGAAACGAATCATTTTGAATTAATAACATTTGATTTTTTATTTAACAGTAAACAACCTCCCGTAACAAAAACAATTTTTAAAAATAATTTTCTGACACCTCCTTTATATATAATATTTTTAATATTTGCGTCCAATTATTTTAAAATTTTGGACCCAGAAAATAAAAAAAATTATATAATACTACCCAATTTGATGAAAAAATTATTTTCTATTTACAATAAAATAGAAGTTACTAGTAAATCTAGTAAAAATAAGACAATAAAACAGGACAATAACAAATTTTTGAAAATTTTTAATGATTATTTTTTGAAACCACCAAGGTTGAATAGAGAAAATTCTTTTGAAAGTATTGTATCAAGAACTAGTAGTAAAAATCCATTTCACGGGGGCGCTGTATATCCATATCAAAGACGTAACTCATTACCATCACCATATGTATCTAATTTTATTAAAAACAGCGACTCAAGTCAAATTGATACACCACAATCAAATATAAGTTATTACATTACAATAGACATGGAGTTACAAAAAGGGGTTTCATTGTCGCCAAAAGATTTAAGTAATTTAAAATGTAGAAAAAGATGGAATTCTGTTAGAAAAAGTTACGCAGATTTAAGGGGGTTGAAATATTCACCGACGCCGGATTATAATAATTTACCTCTAACAAAAAAAGAAAATAGTAAAAATAGTAAATCTAAAACTCAAAGGGGAGGTTTAGGTTTACTTTTAAATAAATCAAACAATAAAACTAGGAAACATTTTTACAAGTAATTTCTTTAGTCATAGTTATGCTTATCAAAATCAAATTTTGAAAACGCTTCTTTTTGTTCTTTGCGCTGTTTTTCTCTCTTAGCTTTCTCCAAAACAGCAATAGCACTAGCTATTTCTGTTTCAGAAACATTTGAATCGTCATTAGTATCTATTAATTTGTGTAAAACTCTAAAATCATAAGGAACTACACATAAACTGCTTTCTTCGTTAAACAAATGTTCAGACAAGATTGTAAATACAGCGGTTAATCCTAAAGCTACGTAAATATCACGAGTACCCATCCACGCCATTGCAAATACGAGTATTTGTTTACTCAATGTAAATTTCATATATTCTTCTGTTGATTTACTAAATTGTATTGACATGAATTTTGATCCAACGTTTAATAAAATCATTATAACACCAGCAAAGAACTTACTATTATTTAAATACATTACATGACTATTGATATAGCTTAATCCATTATATAGTGGTGTAAATATACTTGTATTTTGATTGGGAATTGGAATTGGTTTTGGCATAATTAATTATATTATATTAAATTGATATATTAAATTAAACCAAATTTTCTAAAAAAAATGCGCCAACTATTTTTTATTCTGTTATAATATTCACTGCCAAATAAACGAACATTTCTTAAATGTGAACGATAAAAATTACGAAATCCTGATGTAAATCCCTCTTTTTTATTTGTAAAATAATTCACTTGTAAAAATTTGTATATGATGAAAATTGATAGTATTATTAAAAATGTAGTAATTATTTTTTTTGTTTTCATTTATAATTATAATATATTATAAAATAATTATAAAAGTCCAAATAAATTGCTAAAATTAGACTGTTCATAAGGTGCGACTTCAACTGATTGTTTATTATATTGACTAACTGGTATAGAATTAGATTGTTTTCCTCTTTTGATACTATTTTCAGTAGATTGCAAATCAAAACCTTCTATGGATTTTGTAGCAGGGGTAGTAGCAGAAATAGTAGCAGAGGTAGTAGCAGCGGTAGTAGCAGGTGTAGCAGGGGTAGTAGCAGGACTAGTAGGACTAGAAAGTGTAGTTGAATCAGTGCTAGTATTAGAAGTAGAAGTTTTTTCCTTAGGATCTTTATTTACTGATGGTTCTTTTGTAATATTTGATTTGGTACTGCTTGAAGTGCTAGTAGCGCTATCACCATTCTTCCCTCCTTCATATCCTTCATAAAATGAATTATTATTGTTGAACATTATGATAATAATAAACACGCAAACAACTCCTAAAATTTTATTTAGATAACTTGCCATTAATAAAATAATAATAAGAGATGCTCTTCCTAAATATGTATCAGTAAAAAATTTGAATAACCTAGATTCACTTAAAAGAATCACCAATAGTAGTGCAAGGACAACTCCAATACTATTTTTACTTAATGTCTTTATAGTCATTTTATAATATTCTTATATAATATTTTTTTGTAACAAAAAATTAATTGTTATATGTAATATTTAATTTCAGTGTGTTTTATAAATTATTATCTTAATTTTTAATAAGAAGAATGTCTTTAGCAATGTATGCTGCTCCATTTGATGAAAATTTAAATAATGATGATAATGATAATATATTACAAAAGAAAAGGCAAACACAGAGTCATAATAAAACTCAAAAAATGTATTATAAAGAATCAATGACGCCTTCTAGTAATTTTGACAAAAATAAAGTTAACTCAGTTTTAGAAGAAATTCATAATAAGACAGAGGACTCACCTTCAGAAACGTCAAATTTTGACCCGCCACCTAAACCAGAATCATCTGGTGTTCAAAGAACTCTTACCAATGAAGCTATGCAAAATATGACAAATCAAAATAATATGAATATGTATAAAGTTTTGGGAAAATCGCCAGAACCAAATAGCGGAGATGATAATAATTTAGAATTAAATAATTATCGCGTAAATTATGGTGATAGTAAAAGTATAGATGATTATTACAAAAAAATGTTACCAGCTATGAACGGTATTCCACAAAAAAATCCTTTAAACAAACAATACTATAGTAACGAAATGCAAACGCAAATGCAAGGATATGGGGCAGGACAACCAACCCAAGACGTCCTTTTACAAAAATTGAATTATATGATCAATCTACTTGAAGAAAAACAAGATGAAAAAACTAACAATGTTACAGAGGAAGTAATTTTGTATTCGTTTTTAGGAATATTCATTATTTTTGTTATAGATTCTTTTGCAAGGGTTGGAAAGTATGTACGCTAATCCACCTTATCCACCTTTAGAAAAGGTGGAGCCAAAACGACTCTTTTTAGTGATACCTTTTAGTGATACCTTTTGGCTCCACCTTTTCTAAAGGTGGAAAGGGTTGTATTTTTATATATGAATAAATTATATAATGATATCTCTGAATATTAATTATTATAGAAACCAAAGTGATCTTTGTGAAATAGGAAAAAAATATGATACGCATAAATCATCACAACGTTCTAACGTTACTGATAGTAGACATTGTCATCCATATACATTATTTTACGATGCATTATTTAAGAATAAGAAAAATGAAGAGTTAAAAATTGCTGAATTAGGAATATTAGATGGCGCATCATTATTAATGTGGTGCGAGTATTTTAACAAGTCAAATATTTATGGTTTTGAATATAATCAAGATATGATTAATAATTTTAAACAAAGATTCAATAATGAACGAATAACACTTTCACGTATAGATGTTACCGATGAAGAAAGTATAAAAAACACTTTCTCTAATTTAAATCTAGAATATGATATTATAATTGAAGATACTACTCATCAATTTGAAGATCAAATAAGATTAATTAAAAATATTTACCCATATTTAAAACCAGGAGGAATATTAATAATTGAAGATATTTTTAAATCTTATAGTGAGAGCGATTATCTTGAAAAATTGGATACAGTTTTAGAAAATTTTCAAGACTATTATTTTTTATCACTTGATCATGTGAATAGAAATTCTACAGGTTTGAATAATGATAAATTATTTATTTTAGTTAAAAACGGCGCAGAACCTATTTTCAAGAATAATAACAAAATGACAATTATAACTCCATCATATAGAATTGACAATTTAATCAAAATTAAAAAAAGCATAAATTTTGATTATGTAAACGAATGGATAATTGTATATGATGGTAGTAAAATAAGCGATAATCCAAATATTTTTGAAAATGAAAATAATGACAAAATTAAAGAATACGTTTATAAAGGAGAAGGAATATCAGGTAATCCTCAAAGAAATTTTGCTTTAACTAAAATTAGAAATCCGGATACTTTTTTATATTATTTGGATGATGATAATGCAATTCATCCAAACTTATATAAATTGATGAATGTAATAACGAAAGGCAAAATGTATACTTTTAATCAATCGGATAGAATAAATAGATTAACTGGAAATGTTATACGTTTAAGTAAGATTGATACTGCAATGCTTTTAATCCATTATGATTTATGTAAAAATGTAAAATGGATTAATGATAAATATGAAGCAGATGGTTATTATATAATGGAGTGTTGTAACAATAGCAGGTTTAATTATTTATATGTTAATAATGATTTATGTTATTATAATACAATTCCATCTTTGTAAAAAGTGCAACAGTTGCTTACTTGCGAAAGGTATAATTTGTTTTTCAAAAAGGTTCATGAAATTTGGTTCAACCTTTTTTAAAGGTTCATGAAATTTGGTTCAACCTTTTTTAAAGGTTGATATTATTTTTATAAAAACTACTTAAACCAATCACGCTATGTAATATTAATTATAAATAATGGCTACAAAATACATAATAGTTCACAACAAGCATGAAGGATGTTATGACTTCCAATATTATGAAGACAACTCAACAAAAACGAGATTGACCTCTATTACAATCAACCCACCTAAGGTGTTTCTTTTTACTGATAAAGAGCAAGCTCACGAATTTTTTAGTGAATACATGAACGATGTTGATGTATTAGATATCAGATGCAAAAAAGAAAATGATGAAGTAGAGCATATTGATTATTGCACGTGTGGATGCATTGAAATGGATGATGATGGAAATCCGATCCTCTTTTATAATAAAAAGAATCAAATATTTTTCTTAGAAATTGGTGCACAAGTATTTACACCACCATGTGATATTAAGATTGATATTAGTAATTTGAATTTAACAAATAAATTAATTCGCAAATCTAAAACTTTAGGAAAGGAACAAAAACAACGCTACATAGAATTAGGTAAGATGTGTGAGCAATTAAAAGATGACGAGTTTTAAACCACGAAACAAAGAAAATAATATATTATATTATATTATATTATATAATATAATGTTTTGTTCTCCTTTAATTGCATATATTTTAATATGTATAGCACTTTTTATACCATATCCAAGATATAGTTTAACACCTATTAATATTATTGGTAATATAGTGAGTGTTATTTTGTTGTATTATTTATGTAGTGTTGGACGAAAACGTCTTGCATGGGCATTTGTTATAATACCACTAATTTTTATAGCAATTGCTGCAAGACATTCTTTCAATAATTTAGCACGTTCATATGAAGAAAACAATAAAAAATCAAAAAAATAAGTCGTCTCAGTTCAAAACCAATACTTTTTCAGGTTTAAAACTGTGATAAGCAAAATTATAAAAAAAATATGCTGTAGGGCTTACAATAGCAGGCGCAGTTTTCATACATAAATTGTCAATTATTAACTTGTTATGTGAAATATTTTCTATAGCAGCAAACCCAAAATAATTTTTTTCGGCTGTTTCCCAAAAACTTATTTTAAATCCTTGAATAAAGATCTTTTTGTCTTCCAAATTATCAAAATCACAAATAGATGCAAAGCAACTCACAACCTCAAGTCCTTTCTCATAAAATACACAAGATTTTCTATAAAAATATGCGCATCGGATATTGTTGTCTTCTCCTTCTATCAAAACATAAACAAAAATATTCTTGGTCTTTATTAGTTCAATAATATTTGCATATTCAGTATTAATTATAATTTCAAACTTATTTGCAGTAGATTTCATAAAATCATGTAGAAAATGAAAATTTTGCGCATTAATTTCAAGTAGTTTATACATAGCATGCAACCCATTTGGTTTGTGCCATTTTTTCATTGAAAACCCATAAGTAGAATATACGCATAATGGGATAATTCCAGTCAGTTGTTCTTCTCTCTTAAATAAACATACCGAAATTTTTTTGTTAAGATGTCTTTGATTGTAATTATGTGTTTGAATTATTTGCGGAGCAATACCCTTTTTTCTATAAATTTTATCAACGCATAAATAATCAACATAAAAAGCATCAAAACAGCTCTCCTTTTCTCCATTATTAATAAAAATATGAATAGGTCTTGATGTCATAGTGCCAACAATTCGCGGCTCATCCATGACAGTTCCTTTTTTTAAGTCAGTAACAAGTTCTTTTTCTGTGTAAAAAGATACAAACGATGTATCGTTATGTCCTGTGAAATACGGTGCGATGTTTTCAATCTTTGGGCAATAGATATTATCTTTATTTTGTAAGTAATTTGAATTGATAAAATGAATAAATCGTTGTAATTTGATGTCAGAAAGTTCCTTATATGTCACGGTTTCAATATTTTTAAAATTAGTATACTTATTTTCACTTGGTAATTCATGTTGAATGATTCCTGGAGGTGCAATCATATACCAAAAATCATAAACATGAAAGACTGGTTGTAAAACCCAAAATCCATACTTTATTCTTATATAAGTATAAATAAGAATGACAATGAATATAATCGTAATAAATATGTAAGTTGATTGTTGATACATATTTATTTATAATTTAAATTATTTTCGTATTTAACTCAAACCTAATACAAGATTCTAGTTTCTAGTTTCTATTTAATGGTTTTGAGCTTCTATAAATTTTTCTCTTGATTTGCTGTAAATATCAATTGCGTTCTCTTTATTTAAAAAATTACCGATCGTGACCTTTTTATTTTCCAAATCTTTGTAATGACTGAAAAAATATTCAATCTTATCTAATGTATGAAGTGGAATATCATTCAATTCCTTGATATCTTTGCAATTTGGATCAATTTTAGTTATAGGACATGCAATAATTTTTGGATCATTACCTTCATCGTCGGAAGTATCTAAACACCCTAATATTTCACATTTTATATAACATCCAGGAACTAACTCATCTTCCATTAACAAAACTACATCTAATGGGTCACCATCATCGCTTAGTGTATTTGGTATGAAACCATAATTAAAATTGTATTTCAATGGTGTATGTAGAATTCTATCACATCGTAATGCATTTACATTTTTATCATACTCGTATTTTATATGAGAATTTTTAGAAATTTCTATAAAAACATCTACTACTCCTTGATTTTCCATGTAATGTAATAATACTATTTACAATGATTTCTTTAAATTTTAATTTTCGTTACTTTTCTTTTGCAATGCTTGTATAATAGTTTTATCCAGGTTTCACAAAAACATATAAATATTGATATTCATAAGCAACCCTCACTAAATCTATTTTTGCATGTATTAAAAATCCAGCATCTTGTGCCATGTTAATAATATCACCTAAATCATTCATGTATAAAACATGTTCCTGCTTCCGTACTTTACCATCATTGAATTTGAATTTTTCATCAAAAATGGCTATGTTGGATCCTTCATTCAATTTAAAATCCGCATTGTAAACAAATTGATTGAAATTTACCTTGGTTTTAGTAATACGCTCCTTCGCATATTTTTGAGGAGAAACAATAAACAAAGGATTACCTGGAGGTAAAATGGGATCAAATTTATATCTATCTACTAAATGCACTACTAAATAACCACCAGGCATCAACCAATCCATACAGTTTTTGAAAAACTCTACTTTGTTTTCAATATAATAAATTGTAAAATAGAGTGCCAAAATATGAGTAAATGAATTGTTACGAAATGCATCTCTGTTTAGAACATCAGTCTGTTGAAAATTTAAACTAGGATAGTTTTCTTTTGCCTTTTTAATCATAGAAGGGGATATATCAATACCAACAACCTCTAAATTTTTATTTTGCGCCATTTTTGCGACGTGATGACCTGTGCCACATCCAACATCTAAAATGACAGATTTAGTATTAGGAACATTTTGATTTAATATGAGCCCTACTTCGTAGTCATTTTTCATTTCATTAAAAACAAGATAGTCATAAATATTAGCATAAAAATCATCATAAATATCAATACCTTTTTTGAAAAGAAAATCCTGTTGTTGTTGAAAACCTTCTCTCTTCATCAAATTGTTTGCACTGTTTGGATTCATTTTTTGGACATATTTAAAAAATACAATTACTATCATCAACAATGATATAAATATTAATATTTTACCAAAATTTGATAGTTTATTATATAAATTTGTAATTGATTTCATTGGATTTTTCATTTTCATCTATATGTATTGTTGTTATTTTTTTTGTGTGATTTTTATTATATATTCTATGTCCATTGATTCAGAAATAAATGATATTAGACAACCGAAAGATTTTAAAGGAATAACATTTTCTAAATTTAAGAAAAGTGATGTTAAAAAGGAATTGCTAAATAGTCTAATAAAATCAAAAATTGAGCCTGCATGCTATTGGAGTGGTGAATTGATATGTTCAGGACATTATAGTGATTTGTGGGATACTATATTGTATTTTTATAGCAAATTTATTCATTTAGGAAATCCTAAAATTGCCATTTATCTTGAACTTAGAATTGATAATTTTAAGCAAATAATGAACAATGGCTATGTAAATAATGAATTAAGAATGCGAAATAGTGATAAAATTAGAAAACTATTTTGCGAAATAATGTGTATTTTATGTGATGCTAAAAGAAAACATAGTTTTGATGATGTTAAAGTTAAAAAAGAAGATTTTGACATGACTCAGATGTCAGATAGATTTAAAGCTCCCAATATTCATTACGCAGAAGAATATTTTATGAAAGATGACCCGAAAGAATTGTTTATTGCTGTAAATGAATTAGCCTACAATCTCTCAGATAATTCAAAAAATGTTATACAAAGTTGCTACTGGATTGAATGGTTAATTGAGTTTGAGAATATATGCAAACATAAAAAGGAAAAATTGAAGTGCGAACGAAGACAGAATATACATTCACAAGTAGAAAACAAATACCAATTGGATGTTATTTGGTTAATTTGGGATATATTTTTGAAAAAGTCAGAAGCGCGTCCACAAATTATTAAGAAAATAATAAAAGCACTACTTTCATTGTTTACAGTGAAATACACAAGTGGATGCAATAGAAAAAGAAGATATATATTGTATTTTGTAGTATCAATTCTTTGTGAAAACATTAATTTAAATGAAGAGATTATGAGGGAACACCAAAAAGAGGTTGTCACAAATATTATAAAAAATATTGACGCCATTTATAGACAAATCAAAAAAAACGAGGAGTCACCAGGGACTGATTATTTATTTAAAGATGTTAAGAGTTCTAATTTAGAAAAAACAATTGAAAAATTAGAAGCGATGAATACGTTTGGAGAGAAATTTGTTCCTAGGGTATAATTTGTTAGTATATTTTGTAATTTTTCCCATTTTTGCAGTTATCTAATTATATATTCATATATTATATAACATAATTGCAAAAATGGGAAAAATTACAAAATATACTAATAAAAAAAGAATGGGAGGGGTAAGAACGCGTAAAAATGTCTCGTCATCGTTATCATCATCGTCGTCGTCAATATTAAATAATTTTCAACGTGAAATTACCGTTCAGTTTTTTGAAATGCTTTTATTAATAAAACTATATCATTGGAAAACCCACAGTTATGCAACGCACAAAGCAACAGATGAGCTGTATTCAAAATTCAACGAAAATATGGATAAGTTTATTGAAGTTCTTTTAGGAAAATCCGGGGTTAGAATAGATTTAATGAACAAGAAGCAAATATCATTATGTGATTTAAACAATCAAACACAATTAATAGGAAAGATAAATTCATTTAAGGCTTATTTAGTAAATTTAACAAACAACAAAGCAATGAAAATAATGACCAACACTGATTTGTTGAACATTCGCGATGAAATGTTGGGAGATATGAATCAATTTTTGTATTTGTTAAGTTTCAAATAACTCTTCAAATAACTATTCAATGTTGTATAATAAAAAATAATATATATATTTTTATTATACATGGATAATTCATCTACAAAATCAATTGCGGCAACTATAAAAGATTCAATTAATAGCAACAACATTTCATCTGCTCCTACTGTTTCTAGTTATTCACCATTATCATCATCGCCAAGTAGTGATAGTTGGTTTGGTTCTCTTTTTTCAGTTTCAATAACTACGTGGATTATCATTTTCATAATTTTAGCATTTTTAGGATTTAATATTTTCATTTATTTAGCAAAAGGCACTGAAGATATAATTAGTTTTTTTACTCCAATCATTTCAAAAATTGCAAGTGTTTTTGGCACAGTTTCAGGAGAAGTTGTTAATAACACGGCGACTGGTGGAAAAGCTGTAGTAAATGCAACAGCGAATGTCGTTGACAAAGGTTTAACTGGTGTTCAAAACGCAACTGAAGGAACCCAGGGTAAAAAGGCTGCTTCCACTGTTGGAGGCACATCATTATCAAGTGCGATACCACAATCGGATGTTATGCAAAACAATACGTTGAATAAAGCATTGAATAAAACAAATGCACAACAAAATATAGGACAAACAAAAGATTACGTGGCTGATGATTCTACAAGTAGTATTCAGAAAACTCAACATAAAAGTGGATATTGCTATATTGGAGAAGAACGTGGCCATAGATCATGTGTGCGTGTAGGTGAAAACGACACCTGTATGTCAGGAGATATTTTCCCAACAAGTGAAATATGTATAAATCCAACCTTGAGAGTTTAATTTGTAGGCACGTTTTTATAAGTTACAATATTAGATGGTTGCGATTCATTACCTGAAAGTATAGAGATAATATAAATATTATATGGTCCATTCCCGTAAACCAACCCCAACCCTAATAATGTAGTTGTATAAGAAGTTGTGTATGGAATAGCAAGATACAATTTGTCGTTTACAAATATATTAAATTGTGTTACAGGATAACAATCGGTTAGTTTTAATGTCCAGGATAGATTGACACTATTGGAAGTGGATGAAACAATAGATAAAACAGGAGCACCAGGATAAACTGCGCTCCTGAACAATTTATAATTAACAGGCCATTTGTCAGTAGTAGTATTCATATTTCGGATTACCTTTGGATACCATGATTGCAATTTAGGATCCCAATATAATTGTTGAATTGGACCGGGAACATCAGAATCACTTGTGGGATGAAAATTTGGCTCAAACGTTTTTTGAACGATTTGTCCTGTGCAAGGATTTTCATAACTACTACAAACTAAACTGCCACCATCTTTGAATTTAAAATTAGGACAATTTAACGGATCACTCAAATAACTAACTGGAATATAAGGACCACTAATATTTGCAGGACTACCTGGAGTTATATCATTTTTGGGATATTCAATATATCCCACCCTTTGTAGTAAGGTTGTATTAGGATTTGTGTATGTATCGGTCTGTGTAGCCCATGTTTTAGTGCGATTTGTCCACAATCCTTTTGCAATTTGTGAATATCGTTGCTGTTTAGTCAATTGCGCACTATTTTTTTTATATTGTAAAACATTGCCTTTATTAATGAGAGCTGTTTTATAATCTTGAGAATTTCCCGATGAATCGTAAACACATCTATTAATAACTCTATACCATGCTCTCGGTGGAATAGGTAAATAATTATTAGTATTTGACATATTAATATAGTTGTTTATTTATTATTTATCTTGTTGAATGAATAATAAATAAAATATGAAACATAAAACATAAAACATAAAACATTTATGCGTCATTAAAGAACCATCTTAGTGATAAATAATTTGGATCTTTCAAATTCATACCATTAGTTCCACTCATTTTAGTGTTTGGTCCATTAGTTGAAATATTTTGAATGGCGCTACTTCCTAAAGCATAATTGTAATACCATAAATTAGAAATAAAACCATCAAAACCACCATTCATTGCAACATATACGTCTCCGTAATTTTGTTTTGGAACACTTGAAAGCTCTAAACTTCGCGCGATTGAGCCATTGACATATACATCAAGAGTCTTATTTTGACAACGAATAATAACGTTCAACCATTTATTTAATGGAATATTAGGAACGGTAATTTCTTCATTGATCACATCAAACGTATTCATAATAACAACTAAACTATTACTATCTGGTGCTAAATATAAACCAGGTGCATTATTTGGAAAGTTCAAACCATTACTAGCTAAGTTATTATTTCCTTTATAGAAAATATGTCTGTATTGTCCTTGTAAATATTGTAAACTATTAATATAAACCCAAACCGACCACGTGAACTCTAAACCAACGTTTTCGTTGACTGATCTATGAATAGTTATTGCATGATTACTACTTGGATCCTGTGCAATAACAATTGCATTTTTAGCGTCAACCATACCGTTAATCAAGTGAGGTGATTTAGTTGGCGACAAAAAATAAGCAACAGTAGAAATACCGAATTTTAATAAAACAATAAATCCAAAAATAACGACTAATATAAATGCAAATTTTGATACTAAACTATTGGATTCCATGAAATTACTTAGGGCACTTCCTTTATTTGTTGAAAATGAATTGTAATTTGAATTATCACTCATTATATTTAATATATATATTAAATGAATAAGAAAAAATAATAGTTTTATATTTATTCAAATAATTATACTTATAAAACTGCTCTAAATAGTAATACTACCTTGTGTTGTTCCATTTTCAACTAAAGAAACTTGTAGTTGATAGGCTTGTAATAGGTTAGATACACCGAATCCTTGAACATAAATATTATATGCCTCTTGAGGATTCAATGAATTTGGATAATATTGGAATTTTGATGTCCATCCATTAAAACCCCCTAGTGGTGTAATGTAAATATCTGAAGCGTTGTTAACATTAGCAATGCCTGGTAACATACAAGTTTTAACTAATTTGCCATCTATGTATACGTCTAAAGATCTACCATATACACTAATAGTCAAATTAACCCATTTTTGGACAGGAACATTTGCTACTTTGCAAGTATGAATAACAGTTCTTCCTCCAGGAGTAGTAGGTGTTTGATCAACTCCAGGAAAACATCCTAAAGATATTTCTAAATTATTTTCTACAGCACCTAAAACAACTGCTGGGCATGGATCCTTTCCACTAATACCAGGAACTGAACCACCTCCACTTACGCTAGGTGCTCCCATTCTACCGAAAATAACTTTTGGTTCACCATATCTATAATTAAAATCATTAATATAGAACCAAATAGAATATGCAAAATTACTAGAAGGGACGTTTGAACCATCTGTTGCTAAAGATGCTGAACTAATCGTGCTTGAGTTTTGTCCGTTTTGTAAATTTTGTAAAGTATATGGGTCTCTAAAATAATAGATAAAAAACATTACTACTAAAACAATAACTAGTATAGTTAATACGATAGTTAAAAGACTCATTTATTTAATATAATATAGATTTAGAAATTATCTATTTCATATTTAAGTAATTAAAATCAATTTATTAAATTTTTATTGCAGTTTTATAAATTTTATTGGACTTTTTATTTGTCTTTGTATTAGTCTTTGTATTCTCATTATTATCACGATTTAATTGGAATTATTGTGTTATACGAGTTAGTGACTACAGGGGGCGTTTTATTTTTCACGTTGTTGTAAATATAATAAATATTTGTAATTGTTAAAGGTTTTTTGTAATAAGCAACATTACAAATACCTCCATTAATACCAGCATCGCTACCAATTGTTAAGGCGTCCAATTGCATGTATGGAATTACTTCGTTAGAGGATTTAACTAATTCACCATTTAAAAATATATCTAAAGTTCCGCCGTTAAAATTGATAATAATATTGTTCCATTTTTGAAGTAAAAAATTTGTATTTGTATAAATAATTCTATTACCATTATCATCAAAATTTAATAAATTATTATTAGTTCCTTTATTTTGTAAATCTTTTTGGTTCATGGTAATCATTAGTGTATTTGAACTTGCATTATAAAGAACATTGGGTTTGCCTCCATAATTCAATATAGAAGTATATTGATTATAATTTGAATTTGTATTCGGTGCGTTTGATTCTATAAAAACCCAAAATGATATAGCATATTGATAGTCAAAAGCATCTGTTCCATTTAATTCTATATAATTGGCCAATGTTTCTAGCGTATTTATATTAACCGGATTTTCAACCAATTGTTTTCCTCCCTGTAAATTGATTCTTTGTTGTATCTTAGGTAAGAAAATATACAATACAAGTAAAGCTATCATTATTATCAAAATTAATACGTTACCTATGGTGTTTGAGTTATATTCAGTTATTATTGTTTTCATAATAAGGTCAAAAACACCTGAAAACAAACATGGAATATAAAAAATCAAATTAAGAATTAAATTGAAGAACCCATCTTTAGCTTTATTTGCACCTTTTGTAGGTAAATTCACAAAAATTGTTTTGTATATTAAGATCAAAACAGAAATAATAAGAAAAATACTTAGAACAAAACTTGTAATGTTGGAACGTCCTGACAAATGTTGAACATTATAGACAATATATCCAATAATGATTCCTGAAATAGTCAAGCCTAATAGCGCCAATATAGTTTTTTTAGCAGTTGTTAAATTAGAATCCGTAAATCCAGCTGGGTTGTTAGTGTTGAATCCAGTAAACATGTTAACAATTAATAATATTGACCAAATTATGGTTACAATTAATAACAATATGAAAACAATAATTGATTTAGTCCCATATTGAAAAAACCCGCCTGGATAGTTAGCAATGACTGTCGTCATTATAATCAAAAATAAAATGAATCCACCTCCTCCATATTTAGAAAATGATGAAATATTGCCTAATGCGTTTGTAATATTCTTTACGCTGTTAGAAGAGTTAGAAGTATTAGAACTGTTTGAAGTATTGTTACTGAAAATATGATAATTATTTGGTAATGTTAGTAATACAATTAAATATATAAATCCAAATAATCCTAGTAATCCGGATAGTAAAACTGACGAATTGAAATTATTTGTTATATAGGAACCAGGATTTGTTGTGTAATATGTAATAGACAACGTAATGAAACAAAAATATAGGATTAACATTTTAATTCTCTCATAATTCATATTAAAATCACTTACATAGTTACTTCTTAAACCAATAATGAATAGAAAAACTGCGATTACTATAGTAATTGGAACTATGTAATACGCATTATTATCCATAATAGTAGTGGGCAACAAACGAAAAAATAAAATAATAAAAATCGTATACAAAATAACATAAGTAACATTATTTATTTGACCTAACAAGTTTTTAAAATCCTTTAAACTGGGTAAGAATACAATGCATAAAATAAGTATTAATAAAATAAAAGTGCTGATAATAATTGAATTAGAAGCCTTGGTATCTTTTATAGTTGGAATACTTAAAGCAATGTTTGAAGCACCATCTTTAATTTTATTTGCCTCACCGTTTACGACATTTTCCATTTCGGTTTTTATACTAGATATGGAATCAGTGGCTTTTTTATTCATATATTTTTTTAATTCGTCAGCAATATTGAAATTTTGTAAATTTTTCAACTGATTGCTTATCATATTGATTTTATCCACACCATTCATGTAGCCACCATATTGATTCTTATATTTATCTAATAAATTTTCAACGTTACTTGGCAATTGTATTCCACTAATTGTTCCTATCCCATTTCCAGGAAGAGTGATGGGTGGTAAATTGTTTGTGTTTGTGTTAGTATCACTTGGTGTATTATTATCACCTGGTATATTATTACCACTTGGTATATTATTACCGCTTGGTATATTATTACCACTTGGTATATTAATTCCTGTCGGTATATCAAACCCTTCGGGCTTATTTTTACTATTGATTTTACTAAATGATATATAATCAGTAATTACTATTACAAAAATAATTATGATTAATACTATTATCAACAATATAAAAGGTAATTTATTTGATTTTATTTTTTCTAATACATTATCTAAATTTGGTTGACTATTTTCATTCATATTGTAATAATATAATATAATCACACAATAAATTATTCATATAAAAACAATTTTTACATTACATTACCATTGCATTACATATTTTCACTTGCGGTTTTTTTACCGTGACAATTGCGACATAAAGCAATTAAATTTTGCACATCGTTCCCACCACCGTATTCTAGACGTATTTTATGATCAATCTCAAAAGTATGATCTAGTCGGGATTGACAGTGCCCGCATTGCCAATCTTGATTAGCGGCAACATATTTTTTCTTGGTTTCACTAACAGAACGTTTTTGTGCACCTTTACCAGATTGCATCATTCTCTGGTGTGAAGCAGACGGTATATTATTATTATTATTTCCTCCGCTCATACCATATAATCCCTGCATGAAACTATTACCACTACTTTCATCTCCGTTACCATAACCGTTACTATTTGATGTAAAATCAAACAATGGTGTAAACATCTCTAGGGATGATTTATCAATAGGCATATACTTGACTGCATTATGTGCAGTCTGTAAAACATTTTTACCTTGCTCTGGATTTCTTTTGAATAATAAATAAATTCCTAAACCTAAAATGCAATAGAATGCCATTGTATAATATTTTTTGTATGATAACAACACCTTCGTATATTTTCCATCATGATATGCATTATAAACTAAAAATGCAGTTATTAATAAAATCCATAATTCAATTCGCATGCTTATTATATTATTCATTTAATTTATATTTTTTATGAAAACATAAATTAAATTAGTTATGCTACTTCAGTTATTTATTTTCTTCTAACGTATACGCCTTCTCTCATTGGCATTTGACCGCTAAGTTGATTGATACTATATATTTGTGTTTTACTAAAAGCAAATAACCCGAAAAATGTCAATAGAATTAAAACATAAGGTAACAATACTAAGAACCAGGATAAGCTTTTGAATCCTTTACTGCATAACCATCCTAGGATGAATGTGTAAATGACTGCAAAAACTAATTTACCTAAAACAGCCATAAAATGAACGCCAGTGAAAAGTCCTAATAAAATACTGAAAATTGCGATAGCAAAATAGATTTTTGCTGGAGTGCAAAGTTTTTCAAAATTTTTTGAAGAAAACATAATATAATATATAGTTATATTTTTTTTCTATTTTAAAAAAATTTATTCAAATCTTTCAAATCATTTTCTAAATTTTTTAATTTAATTAAATGACTTTGCGGACGATAAAGGTAATTTATAAATATATGTTTCAGTTTATTTAAAAGCATTATTTGGGTTGGGTTTAAATTCTGATAATTCTCAAATAAAAGTTCGTATAACGGAAAATACGAAATAATAAACCCCCAAACATCAATTATTTTTATAAAATAATTATCTAAATAATAACGTAAATCTAAAGAACCGTCATCTTTGAACTTTGTAAAATGGAATAGAGCTTCAACTAAGTAATTTATTATATACGGCAACGTATAATTGACCTCAATGTATTTTTTTATTTCATCGTTGTTGTCATTTTTTTTACGGGTCTTGTCGTCGGTATTGTCTTTTGTGCCTAGAACATCATATTTAAATAACATATACATAATTTTATTAATGTATTTATAGTGTCCTGGACCGCGTTTTTGCATCCATAAATGCAAATAATTTTTTACAAATTTAAATAACATTTTACGTTTGGATAAAGAATTCGCATTCATATTCATATTCACATTTGATTCTAAAAACTCTGAATAACTATTTACAAACAAGTCTGTAAATAAAATGATTGAAAATGGAACATTAAATTGGAGTGGACGATTTTTCCAATTTATAGGAAATGTATTATTTTTAAATGGTATATATTCTACTGTTAGACTCCAATCTATTAATCTTACTTTCATGTCAATATTATGATTTTTGTCATTTGCATGTGTCAAAATTAATATATTTGATCCTTTTATGTCACTATGATAAATATGTTTTTGATTCATTTTCACTACGCCGTTTTTCAACAAATCTATTAGTTTATTATTTGTCTCCACTAATTTAGTGTAATTATTAGTATTTGTTACGTAATTTTCAACTGTAATACCCCCATAAGGCATATTAATAGCAAGCAATTTATCTAATGAACTATTAATATTTTTTGATGTAATACTTTCTTTTATTAGCGCATCACATTCGCGATAATTTTTTAAATCACTTTGAGTGAGTTTACTTGGTTTACATAATGAAAAATCATCAATAAGAAAATAATCTTTATAATTTTGTATTTTGTTCAACTTAATATTTATATTTTGTATTTCATCATACTCTTCTTTTGCATGTTTATTAGTCATTAGTTTACTTATTTTGCCTTCATCACGTTTATTTTTTCCTATACATTTCAATGCAGGTGTAAATACGCAACCAAAACCACCGGATGCTAATACTTTGCCACCTTCTTTATTATTTTTCATTTGTAATTCTCTTTCCATATTCATAAATTTATGTGATAATAGTTAATTATTATATATAATCTGATATAATAAAATCAATAAACATGTTTTTATTTATCATATAAATAATAAATTAATCCACATAACAATAAAATCAAAACAATGTATATAATTTTTTGCCTTATTTTATAATATTCTATTAATTTTGTATTTCTTGATTTATATTGTTCATAATATTTGACATAAAAATCTTTTAACGTGATAACTGGTTTCTCTAGTTTTTCATTTATTTTGTTGTGAATAAACCAAAACCATTTAATAAACGATTCTCTATTATCTAAATAAGGCTGAATAGGATATTCATTTAATAATTTACTAAAATGTGTTGCTATTTCTTCTACTGGTAAAAACATAGGAATATTTTGAACAAAATCATAATATTTTTTTTTGGTAACGCCATTTGGATAATTTGGATAATTCAATGTTATTGTATGAAAAAAAAACCAGAATTTAGGCCCCCAAACATTTGGATCTAGATTTACCATTAGATTAAAATGATATAAAAAGATAACCGTTTTAACATATAATGAATAAAATTTTGCATAACAATTATAACAATATGAATGTATGTAATAATTGTGGTAAAACTGGTCATCAGTTTAATCAATGTAAATTACCAATAATAAGTTATGGTGTTATCCTGTTTACATATGATGAAAATGATAAAAACAATACAAACAATGCAAAATTTTTGATGATTAGAAGAAAAGATAGTTTTGGTTTTATTGATTTCATTCGTGGTAAATATACTACATACAATATCAACCAAATACAGAATATTGTTGATGAAATGTCTAATTCCGAAAAACATCGGCTATTAAACGAAAATTTTGATAAATTATGGAAAGAAATGTGGAGTGATACGCCAAGTAGTCATTATAAAAACGAAGAAAATTCTTCTTTTAAAAAATTTGAAAGTTTAAAAAATGGCGTTAACGTAAATGATAAAGTAACAAGTATTTATGATATAATAAACAATAGTGAGACCAATTGGGAAGAAACTGAATGGGAATTCCCAAAGGGGAGAAAAAATTTCAAAGAAAAAGATTTAGATTGTGCATTACGCGAATTTGAAGAAGAAACAGGTATTTCATATAACGCTATTAATGTAATTGAGAATATACTGCCATTTGAAGAAACATTTATTGGCACGAACTTTAAGGCATATAAACACAAATATTTTTTGGCTTATATCAAGAATGATTCTGTAGATTTAAACAATTTTCAGAAATCAGAAGTAAGTAAAATAGAGTGGAAGACCTACGATGAATGCATTCAATCAATTAGACCATATAATTTAGAAAAAAAGAAATTAATATCAAATATTAATAAAGTATTACAAGAATATAGATTATATTCATAATATATAGTAACAAACCAATGTCTAAAGAAGAATCTGATGAAAAATTTTGTAATATAAATTTGGAAAATGATTATAAATTAGCAATAGCACCTAGTGCATCACCAATAGAATACAATAAATTTTTACTCAAAAAAGAATTAACAGAGAGAAAATGCCTGGAAGAAAGGGATCGTGAACACTATGGCGATAGTGATGACGAAAAAGATGACAACCCAAGTGACTTTCTATATCCCAATTTAAATGATGTAAATTTCAATATTAAGATTGCTGAAAAAAAAGAATTTAATGACACTAAATATGATGGTGACATACATCAAAATATTAAAGAATATGCAGATATGTTAGCGAAAGCTGATTTTGAGTTATCGCCGCATCAAATGTTCGTAAAAAACTTTATGTCGTCTCAAACACCGTATAATAGTTTATTATTATATCATGGATTAGGCACAGGTAAAACTCTAAGTGCCATTGGTGTTTGTGAAGAAATGCGTAACTACATGAAGCAAATGGGTATAACGAAAAGAATCATAATTGTTGCATCTGAAAATGTTCAAGATAATTTCAAGTTACAGTTATTTGATGAGAGAAAAATGCAATTAGTTGACGGTGTTTGGAATATAAAAGGTGCTGGTTCTATTGGAAACAAATTATTGAAAGAAATCAACCCTATGAACATGAAAGGTATATCAAAAGAAAAGGTGGTGAATCAGATTAAAAATCTGATCAATAATTATTACATTTTTTTAGGCTATGGTCAATTTGCTAATTATATTATAAAAACAATTCATTATGATGAAGAAATTGAACGAGCACAAAGAATTCAACAACCCAAACCGGACTTTGGCGATGCAAAAATTACCCTGAATAAAAGAATTATACGAAAAATAAGAGATGAATTTGATAATCGGTTAATTGTTATTGACGAAGTTCACAATATTAGAAAAACCGAAGACAATGAAAATAAAAAGGTTGCTTTAAATTTAGAGCTACTTGTGAAAGCGGCTATGAACATGAGGCTTTTGTTATTGTCTGCTACACCAATGTATAATAGTTATAAAGAGATTATATGGTTATTAAATTTAATGAATATGAATGACAGGCGAGGAATTGTTCAAGTGAAAAATGTCTTTGATAAAAATGGAAATTTTAAAGAAGGAGGTGAAGAACTGTTGATTAGAAAGGCAACAGGTTATGTTTCGTTTGTGCGAGGTGAAAATCCTTACACGTTTCCATACAGAGTGTATCCAAATGAATTTGCAAAGAAAAATACATTTCCGTTTATTGAGTATCCGTCTTACCAAATGAATTTAAGAAAAATAAAACCTGAAGATAAAAACCGTATTTTAGGAATTTATTTAAATACTATTGGAAATTGTGGAACTTGCGGTATGTGTCAATATTGCGTTTATAAATATATTATCCACTCTTTAAGGAAGAAACAATTTTCAATTACTACAAAAAAAGGCGTTACTCGTGATATGCCAAGTTTTGAAAATATGGAATCATTTGGTTATACTCTATTGCAAACCCCTTTAGAATCTTTAATTATTTCCTATCCAATGAAAGGATTGAAAGAATTGTTGAAAAGTTTTCCTGATGAAAAATATTCAGAAGTTTTAGATGAAATTGATATAAGTGAATCTCCTGCTCAATCCAAAGAAACTAGTAAAAAAGAAGAGTTTGACCTTGATAAAAAAAAAGTAGAAGTAAGCATTGATACACCAGGCCAATTGGGTGGTGATGACGAGACCGAAGAATCCGAAGAATCCGAAGAATCTGATGACTCCAATGTTTCTGAAACAAGAAAAGATACGAATTTAACATCAAATATCAAAATTGATCCGCATTATTTGACAGGTAAAAGGGGATTGGAGCGAATGATGGACTATGTTGATCAAAAATCGCCTCCTCTAAAAGGTGAATTTGAGTATAAAAAAAACACATTAAACGAACACGGTAAAATTTTTTCTTATAACGAAATTGGCAAATATAGTTCAAAAATTAAATGTATTTTGGATAATATTTTGATAAAAAATGCTGGCGTTCACGCTAATACTAATATTAGAGTAGCAGAAGGCATCATATTGATTTATTCACAATACATTGATAGTGGATTGATACCTATGGCACTTGCTTTAGAAGAAATGGGATTTACTAGATATGGTGAAAATGTAAAACCTTTGTTTAAAAATAAACCGTCTGAAATTGTTGACGCAAGAACAATGAAGCCTCCTACAAATAAAAAAGATTTCATGCCTGCTAGATATGCTATGATAACCGGTGACCCTAGATTATCGCCAAATAATGAGTTTGAAGTGAAAGGTCTCACAAATGAAGATAATAAAGACGGCAATAAAGTAAAGGTCGTATTAATTTCAAAAGCCGGTTCAGAAGGTATTGATTTTAAATTTATAAGACAAGTTCATGTATTGGAACCATGGTATAATATGAATCGCATTGAACAAATTATTGGGCGTGCAGTCCGTAATTTTAGTCACAAAGATTTATCTTTTGAAAAAAGAAATGTGCAGATTTTTATGTATGGAACAATTTTAGGTGATAATAAAGAGGAGGCGGCTGATTTATACGTGTTTCGTGTAGCCGAATTAAAAGCAATTCAAACTGGTAATGTAACTAGATTATTGAAAGAAACCGCAGTAGACTGTATCATCAATCATGACCAAACAAATTTTACACAAGAAACAATGGCAAAATTTTTAAATGAAGATATTACTCAAGAATTATCTACCGGATTGACTATTCACGATTTTAAAATAGGGGACGCACCTTTCTCTCCTGCATGTGATTACATGCCTACATGTAATTATTCTTGCCGACCTACAACATTAATTGATGAAAATAATTTGAATGAAGATACCTACAACGATACATTTATTAAAATGAATTCTGAAAAGATCAATCAAAAAATTAGACTTCTAATGAAGGAAGGATTTTTTTATAAAAAGCAAACAATGATTGAATTAATAAATATACCCAAAAAATATCCATTGGTTCAAATATATGCGGCTTTGACAACGTTAATAGATGATAATAGTGAGTTTATAGTGGATAAATATGGACGCAATGGAAGATTGGTGAATATTGGAGAATATTATTTGTTTCAACCAATTGAATTATTGGATAAAAATATATCTATTTATGAGCGTTCAGTTCCTATTGATTACAAACATAATATGATTAGTTTTGATTTAAAACCCAAAATAACTTCAAGAATGAATGTTGGTAATAAAGAAGATAGAAGAGACGACAATCTAGATGAAAAACATGACAATTCAAAACAAATTGAACATCAATATGAAGAGAGAAAAAACAAAATTATGGCTGAAATCAACGAAAATTTTACATTAACAAGCGAATATTTGAAACCTGGTGTTAAGGTTGCTCGTGGTGATGATAACTGGTATAAACATTGTGGAGTTGTAATGAAAAAATTAGTGAAAGAGTATCCTGACATAAAAGAATATTTGTTGCCCTTTTTATTTGCTCATATGATTGAATTATTATTGTTTGAAGAAAAAGTGGATTTAATGAATTATATTTACTCATTGAAAGAAATTGAAATGAATAGTCCTGAATACTTTATAAAAGAATACTTTGAGAGAAAAAGTGTATCAACCAAAAATTTAAATGCTATCATTCTTTATAATTTGAATAAAATCAAAATCATGGTTTTTAATAACAATACCAAAAAATGGGTTCATGCTGAACCAGAAGATCAAAGGGAAATTGCAGAAACTGGAGAAGTAAGAGAGTTATTGAATTTTAAAATTAGTGATTACAACACTATAGTTGGATTCATGGGATATGAAAAAAATAATAAGTATTTGATCTTTAAAACAAAAGATATGTTGGCTCCTAGGGATACTGGCGCACGATGTGACGAAGCCGGAAAAACAAAAACAATGCAAATACTGAACAAAATTCTTGGCGAAGATAAATATACAAAAGAAAATACCAAAATACAAAAAGATGATGATAAAAATGTTGTTCAAGATGCAATAGGTCACATTGAATTATGTGTAATCCAAGAATTCGTTTTAAGATATTTTGACAAGATTAAGAAAAAAGATAAGAAATGGTTTTTAAGCCCAGAGATGGCTTTGTATTTCAAGTTGTATACCGTTCACGTGAAATAATATACAGATGAAATAAATATAAAAATGATATTAAACAATTCGTATTATTTATTACTAATAGTAAGCAATATTAGTAATAATTATTTGATGGAACATGATGATAACGACTATTCATTAGAATTGAACAAAATATACAATGAAGATTGTATTTTGGGTATGAAAAAAATCAAAAACGAAAGTGTGGATATTATTATTTGTGATCCACCCTATAATATAGGGAAAGATTTTGGTAACAATAGTGATAAACAAAGTATGGATGATTATTTAGTATGGTGCGATACGTGGATTCAAGAATGTTTGAGAATATTAAAGCCAAAGGGAACACTTTATATATATGGGTTTAGTGAAAATCTTGCGTTTATTAGAACACGGATAACCAAGTGCAATGTCAGATGGCTAGTATGGCACTATACAAATAAAACTACACCATCCCTTAATTTTTGGCAACGGTCTCACGAAAGTATTCTTTGTTGTTATAAAGAAAAACCTGTTTTCAATCGTGATGATGTAAGAGAACCATATACTGAAACCTTTATTAAAAATGCGGCGGGTAAAGTGCGAAAGGCGACCAAAGGTAGGTTCAGTAAAGGCGAGACAGAAACGATTTATAATGCTCATGATATGGGTGCTTTGCCGCGAGATGTAATAAAAGTTCCCGCTTTAGCTGGCGGAGCAGGAAAAAAAGAAAGAGTTGATCATCCAACACAAAAACCACTGCAATTGTGTGATACACTGTTAAAAGCATCGTTGAATAAAGAAGACAAACAAACATTGTTAGTTGTCCCATTTGCCGGATCAGGATCAGAGTGTGTTTCTGCAAAAAATAATGGCGTTCAATTTATTGGTTTTGAAATCAATAATGATTATATAAATATTGCAAATCAAAGACTGCAATATTAATTTATTATGGATTAGATGTATATGTATTCAAAAAGATCATATCATATCATATTATTCCAAGTTTTTCCAATTTATGTTTAATATTTTTAATTTCATCTTCTAAAATATTATTCTTGTTTTTTAGATTTTTTATTTCATTGATGAGTATTGGTATCAAGCCGATATAATTGACCGTTTGAATTTCTCCTCCGTCTTTCTCTCCATTGACTAATTCTGGATAAATTTCTTGCAATTCATGGGCAATTAAACCAATATCTTGTTTTTTGGTTTGTTTATTCATGAAAGTGACTGGTTTCAAATAATCTACTAGGAATTTATTGTCTAATTCTTTTATATTTTCTTTGATACGGTAATCGGATGTCAATGCGATGTTATTTGCGTAAACAGCACTAGCAGCATAAACATTATTGCAATATACATTGTTGTTTGTATTTGCTGAGTTATTTGCGCCACCGGTTTGTCCTGTTGCGCCTGTTAAAAATAAATTGTATAGAACTGCGTTACTTGTATAATTGATTTCACTTGATCCTGGATTATAACTTAATACATAATTGGAACCAGATACACCACCTGTTGCGCGAATTGGATTGACAAAGAAACCGGTTGTTCCTGCATTCACACTTTGACTTGAAGATGCATTCAAAACAATACTATATGGTGCTTGATAATTTCTACCTGCATAATATCCAATAGCAATAGATCCGGTTCCTTGACCCGTATACCCAGCATTATAACCCATTGCAACTGCATAATTTCCTTGACCATAATAACCTGCACTACGACCAACTGCAACTGCATTAGTTCCTTGATTAGTTCGTCCTGCATTACGACCAACTGAAACTGCATAACTTTGTTGACCAGTATAACCTGCATAATTACCAATTGCAACTGCATAATTTCCTTGATAATATCTAGCTGCACTACTACCAATTGCAACTGCATTTTGACCTTGTATAGTTTGACCTGCAAAATTACCAATTGCAAGTGCACCACCTTGTTGACTATTTTGACCTGCATAATTACCAATCGCAGTCCCTTGAGTTCCTTGACTATTTTTTCCGGCATTACGGCCTATGGCAATTCCTTGATAACTTTGACCAGTATAACCTGCTTGATTACCAATTGCAATTGCATTAGATCCTTGATTCAGACCTGCATTTGAACCAATACGAACTTGTGTATCTCCAACTGCCCAAACTGTGCCATTCCAATAAATATAATTGGATGGGTTTATTCCTGTTAAACCAAATGTTCCTTGTGGACCGGTTACTCCAGTAGCACCATTACCTCCACTTCCAGTAGCACCTGTGAAAAAATTAGAAGCGTTTAGTATTCCATTGATAGTTACGTTTCCTCCGAACACATTTGCTATGGAAGTTGTGTAAATGCCCGTTGCATTAACAGCAGTTATATATTGTCCTGAACTAGATAAACATACTGATTGGAATCCAATACCTGCAGAAAATATTTGAATCCACGATTGACCATAATTGGATGATGTATAAATAAACCCACCAGAAGTAAAAATAACAGCAGTTTGGTATTGTCCTGATGATGATACTGATACTGATCTCCAAGTAGCAGAAGGAGCATTTGATTGAACCCACGACTGACCATAATTAGATGATATATAAATATATCCACCACTGCTGTTATTAATAACAGCAGTTTGATATTGACCTGATGACGATACAGATACTGAATACCAACTAGCAGAAGAAGCAGACGTTTGAATCCACGATTGACCGTAATTGGATGATGTATAAATACCAACACCATTTGAAACAGCAGTTTGATATTGTCCAGATGATGATACAGATACTGATAGCCAATTAGAAGATTGAGAATATGTTTTACTCCATGATTGTCCATAATTGGATGAAGTATAAATACCTACGTTATTTTGAACAGCAGTTTGATATTGACCTGATGCAGAGAGTGATACTGAATAGATACCAAAACTAGTTACATTTAATGTTTGAATCCAAGATTGACCATAATTAGATGAAGTATAAATATATCCACCACTTGTGCTAACACTAGCAGTTTGATATTGTCCAGACGCAGATATTGATACTGAATACCATAACAAACTAGGAGCGGATGTTTGAATCCATGTTTGACCGTAATTGGATGATGTATAAATACCACCACCATTTACAACAGCAGTTTGATATTGACCGGATGATGATGCTGATACTGATTGCCAAGTAGCAGAAGGAGCCGATGTATTTAAAACCCAAGATGTCAATCCAAATTGGGTCATATCTACCCCATAAGGCATATTGGTAGTAATAGCAGTGCTATCAGGTAATATAATAGCACCATTCATATACAGATTATTCGGTATTCCTACATCAGCGCTTGAATAAACAGTTCCACTAGGACCCACTGGAGGATAATATACATTTCCAGTAGTTCCACTATATCCTGTGTTACTTCCTGTGTAACCAATTCCTGTTACGCCATTTGGGCCTGTAAGTGTCCAATATGTTGAACCTCCACCACCACCAGAACCCGGTGTGCCTTGTGGGCCTTGAGCACCAGTGTATCCAGTGGCACCATTACCTCCACTTCCAGTAGCACCTGTGAAAAAATTAGAAGCGTTCAATATTCCATTAATAGTTACGTTTCCTCCGAACACATCTGCTATGGAAGTTGTGTAAATACCTCCTCCATTTACAACTGCGGTTATGTATTGACCTGACGCAGATAAAGAAACTGATTTCCAGTTAGATGAAGATGATGTTGATTGATTCCATGATTGTCCATAATCGGATGAATACCAAATAAATCCACTATAACCACAAACCAATTGATATTGTCCAGATGTGGATAAAGATAAATATCCTTGCCCTGATGGTGTGCCTCCATTTATTGTAGTAGAGAAATTCCATGTCTTACCATAATCGGATGATATGTAAATATACATTGTGTAATTAGAGTTATTGTAAAAAGCAGTTTGAAATTGTCCTGATGCAGAGAGTGACACTGAATACCAAGTAACATTACCAACAGATGTATTAGTAGAACTCCACGATTGTCCATAATTGGAAGTTGTATAAATAAATCCACCATTAACAACAGCTGTTTGATATTGTCCTGATGCAGAGAGTGACACTGAATACCAATTACTATTAGGAGCAGTTGATTGAATCCATGTTTGTCCGTAATTAGATGAAGTGAAAATGTAGCCTCCATTTACAGCAGTTTGATATTGACCTGATGCACATAGAGAGACTGAATACCAAGTAGCAGAAGGAGCAGACGTTAGAATCCATGACTTACCGTAATTGGATGAACGCCAAATAGTACCACTTCCACCGTTGTTATTATTTACAGCAGTTTGGTATTGTCCCGAGGCTGACATAGATACTGATACAACATAACTAGATATTGATGTTCCAGAAGACAAAGCCCATGTTTTTCCGTAATTGGATGAAATATATATGTATCCACTAGCACCAGAAGCACCATTTACAACGGCTGTTTGATACTGTCCTGATGCTGATACGTATACTGACCACCAGTTGAGTGAAGGAGCAGATGTTTGTTGAACCCAAGATGTCAAACCAAATTGTGTCATATCAACTCCATATGGAACATTAGTAGTGATAGCACTAGCATCAGGTAATAAAATAGCTCCATTCATATATAAATTATTCTGGATTCCTACATTTGCAATTGAATATACGGTGCCAGTTGGGCCTGAAAATCCTGATGGGCCTATAAGTGTCCAATAATTTGGTGTAAATGGTCCAGTAGCTCCTGTGTTTGTTGCTATTCCAGCTACACCTTGAGGTCCAATTTGTCCAGTAAAACCAGTAAATCCTTGAGCTCCTGTTGGTCCGGTGAAACCAGTAGAACCTTGGAATCCTGTTGGACCTGTCAAACCAGTTGCTCCCGTATTTGTTGCACTACCTTGTAGGCCTTGTGGTCCTTGAATACCAGTCGGTCCAGTTGCTCCTGTATTTGTTGCAATACCTGGATATCCTTGTTCACCTTTAACCCCAATAGCTCCTTGTGGTCCTGTAGCACCTGTATTCATTGCACTACCTTGCAGTCCTTGTGGTCCTTGAGATCCAGTAAAACCGGTTGACCCTTGAACACCAGTTTGACCTGTAAAACCTATTGGGCCTTGAACACCTGATGGACCCGTAAAACCCGTAAAACCTGTTGGGCCTGTAAAACCTGTAGAACCTTGAACACCTTGGACTCCTGTTGGTCCTTGCAATCCAGTATAACCAGTTGATCCTTGAACGCCAGTTTGACCTTGTAGGCCTTGTTGACCAGTATAACCAGTGGTTCCATTATATCCTTGCAGACCTGTAAATCCCTGTGGTCCAGTATAACCAGTGGTTCCATTATATCCCTGTGCACCTGTATATCCTTGTGCACCCGTAGCACCATTACCCACAGATCCAGTTGTGTAAGTAATTTCACTAGTATTTGGATTATATGTCAATGCGTAATATGAACCCGTTGCGCGAATTGGATTCACGAAAAAACCGGTTGTGCCTGCATTGACAGTTTTACTAGAAGATGCATTCAAAACAATACTATATGGAGATTGATATGAAACGCCAGCATAATAACCTAACGCGACCGCATTTTGTCCTTGACCAGTATAACCTGCACTACGACCAATTGCTATAGCACTATTACCTTGATTTGAATAAGATGCATATGGGCCTATTGCTACAGCACTATCACCTTGATTTAGTTCTCCAGATTCAAAACCCATTGCTAAAGCAAAACTACGTTGATTACTTCTACCTGCAAATGGCCCTATTGCGACTGCATTATTTCCTTGAGTATATCCACCTGCTAACGCACCAATCGCAACCGCATAAGATTGTTGACTAGATTGACCTGCTTGATAACCAATTGCAACAGAATTTTGACCTTGAATATTACTGCCAGCAAATGCTCCAATACGAACTTCTGCATCTCCAACTGCCCAACCAGTTCCATTCCAATAAATGTAATCAGAAGGATTGATTCCGTTCAATTGGAAAGTTCCTTGAGGACCGGTTGGTCCAGTGAAACCTGTTGGGCCTGTTCTACCGGTTGGGCCTGTAAAACCAGTAGATCCTTGCACACCAGTTGGTCCAGTAAAACCTGTGGATCCAGTCGTTCCATTGTAGCCTTGTGGTCCAGTTTGTCCTGTGAAACCGATTGCACCTGTATAACCTGTAGATCCTTGCACGCCTGTTGGACCTGTAAAACCTGTAGATCCTTGCACGCCTGTTGGACCTGTGAAACCAGTAGATCCTTGCACGCCAGTTGGACCTGTAAAACCTGTGGAACCGGTCGTTCCATTGTATCCTTGTGGTCCAGTTTGTCCTGTGAAACCGGTGAATCCTGTGAAACCTTGTGCACCTTGCAATCCAGTTGGTCCAGTGAAGCCGGTGAAACCTTGTGGGCCGGTTGGTCCTGTGCGACCGGTTGGTCCTGTGAAACCTTGTGGTCCAGTTGGTCCTGTAAAACCTGTTTGTCCTGTGAAACCGGTAGAGCCTTGCACACCTGTTGGGCCTGTAAAACCTGTAGATCCTTGCACACCAGTTGGACCTGTAAATCCAGTATCTCCTTGAGGTCCAGTTGGACCTGTAGCTCCTGTGTTTGTTGCTGTTCCCGCTATACCTTGAAGACCTTGAGGACCAGTGTAACCGGTTGGACCTGTCGCACCTGTATTTGTTGCTGTTCCTGCTATACCTTGAAGACCAATTGAACCAGTAAACCCTTGAGGTCCTGTAGCACCTGTAATAGTTCCAACTGCATTCAAAGTTCCGTTAATTGTAACATTTCCACCAAAGGTCATTGGAATAGAGGTTGTGTAAATATATCTTAGACCTGTTAGTGCGACTGCTGAGGCATATTGACCTGACGATGATAAAGATACAGAATACCAAGTAGCAGATAGAGAAGATGTTTGAGTCCATGATTGGCCATAATTGGATGAATACCAAATGTAGCCAAGGTAAACAACAGCATATTGATATTGACCTGAACCGGATACTGAAACTGATTTCCAAGCACTATTCGGAGCTGATGATTTATTCCACGTTTGACCATAATCATTTGAAATATAAATACCATCAAGGTTACCAGCTACACCAGCTATAACAGTTTGATATTGACCAGATGCAGACATGGAAAGAGAAATCAAAAGTGCATTAAAAATTCCTTGGGTCCAGGTTTGTCCATAATTAGATGAAGTCCAAATATGTCCACCACCTCCATAAGCTTCAATGGCAGTTTGATATTGTCCAGAGGCAGATACAGATATTCCTAGCCAAGCATAAGTAGTAGAAAAACTTAGTAAGTTCCAGGTGATTCCATAATTAGATGATATATATATAGCATTACCTGGCCACCTTG